TAGCCAGTATTTTTACTACAGCAGGAGTTTGGCAATTCCTACAATTCAGACGTAAACAAAAGTTTGAAGAGACCAAATATAATAAAGAAAACTCAACAGACGCTATGTATAAAGCAGATCTAAAAGAAAGGGTATGTAAATTAGATGACCTACTTGCAGAATCATCTAAAGAGAAAGATGAGATGAGATCTCGTATTGAATTATTAATTGGTGAAGTTAACTCACTCCGTGTTGAAGTTGAGTACCTCAAAAGAGAGAATGATAGGTTGAAAGACAGAAAGTAACCTCATCTGCCCTCCAACTAGTCTTTCTTCCAACGCTAAAGACATTAATTATATGCAAGTAGCGCCAAACTGTTTCAATTATTTTTCACATTTATATTTCATCACTGGACTAATCGCACTGTGATCAAACCCAAGATCATAATACCACTGACGTAAAAATGATAAATATGCATGATCATCTTGATTTTTATATGCTGTAGGTATTACAGTAACATCTAAACCAAAGTCATCTGCAAGATCAAGTACTTGTTCCATAACTCGAGTACCAACACCTTTACCTTGCTTTTTAGTCTCGATCATATAAACTTCGATAGAGTCTGTAGTACCTTCACCAAAGATGATACTAAATGTTTTGTGTTGAAGACCAATTAACGCAGTATTTTTTTTTGTATTGTACCACTCTTTGCCTTTCCAATATGTAGCAGTATTTTTAGATTCTGATATTTCTGCTTTTACTTTAGAATGGTCATAACCATATGTGTCTACGAAAGCACCCATAAACACTTGTAATACGTTTTTAGGATCTTGTAAATACTTTTCTAATTCTTGTTCTGTTAACTCTACTCTTTTCATTTTATTTTACCTTTGTTGATTATTACTCTACTAATATACCACAAATATTTGATATAAAAAAATTATTTAGTACTTTTTTTCGGTACATATACTGGGAGCACTGTATTTAACTCTGCTTCAGTAAACAATTGGTGAGTCATTTCTGCATAATGTTGTTGAAAGCCACGAGCATCTATTTCCCAAGGAGCATTAATATAATCACCTTTATACTCTTCGCCTTTCCAATCACCAATGAGTTGTTTACCCCAACGCTGACGACGCTCTGTATGTCCATTATACCAACCTTTATCGTATTGTAAAGCATGTCGCAACTCGTGTCCAATAGTTTCTAATGCACTTCGAAGTGTCTGACCATAATTAGCAGAAAAGTTAAATACACAAACTTGTGTACTTGGGGAATAGCAACCAAAGTATGGTGCTGCTGGTCCATAGATATGTTTACGTTCATAATGTAATGGTACATTTACACCAATCTCATCAGATATGTACTGGTGCGCTGCCATTAGACACCTAGCAAATAGCTTGTCTTCTTGTGCGTATGCATAGATACCATTAACTTGATCCTTTCTAATTCGTTTTTTTGCCATGTTGTATAGTTTAACTGATTATTATAGGGTAAATATACCACAAATATTTGACATAAAAAAATCTGGAGTGACTTTTTTTAAAAACTTTTGTCATTATGAGACGAATATATATTTAATAGTATAGGTAATGGTGCCTATACAACTAAAAAAACAACTCTATTTATGAATGTAAATGACGTAATTGGAAAATTGAAGGTAATGTTGTCTTCAAATGAAGTTGTTGAAACAGTAGAGGCTAAATTTGCTGAGGCAGAATTGGTTGATGGAACACAAGTATACACTGAAGGTGAATTAGAAGTAGGAGCAATTCTATTCGTTCGCGCAGGTGAAGGTGTTTCTGAAGACCCATTTGCTCCAGCTGGCCAACACGAAACAACTGACGGTAAAATTGTTACTGTTGGTGAAAACGGTGAAATTACTTCAATCGAAGAAGTTGCTCCAGAAGCTGAAATTGAAGCTGAAGAGGAAAAGAAAGAAGAAGTAAAGATGGAAGAAGAAGAGATCGAAGTCAAAGAAAAAGAATTTGACATGGATGAACTTGTACAAGCTATCGTAGACATCGTTAAACCACAGGGTGAAGTTATCGAAGAATTAAAAAAGGAACTCGAATTATTAAAGGAGAGATTCAACAAAGTAGCGGATGAGCCTGCTGCGAAACCAATCAGAAACACTTTCTCTGAAAACAAAGTTATTAGAGATGAGTTATTCGCAAAAAGAATGGACGCATTAGCAGCCATCAGAAAAACAAACTAATTTAAAAAAAACAAAAATTTATCATGGCATACGGATTTGATATTACAGCTTTACCAGCATACACTGACCAAGAGTCATTGGCGTTGATTTCAAAAGTTGTATTAAAAACAGATTTACTAGATTACGTAGATCTACGCTCAGGTTTCACAAGTGGAACAGTAGCAATTAACTTGGTTGATGCAGATTTACCTGTATCAGCTTTATCTTGTGGATGGACTTCAGACGGTGAAGTAACATACTCACAAGTAAATGTAACGATTGAATCACTTCAATCTAAAACTGAAATGTGTGTAGAAGATCTACGCTCAGTTTACCAATCAGCATTTATGAATGCAGGTACTGGTAACGATTTCATCCCATTTGAAACAGTAATAGCTGAAAGCTACACTGACAAATTGAGAAAGTACAACGAAGGTTTCTTGATCAATGGTTTCGGAGCTACAACTGGTTTGAAAGCACAGATTACTTCTGCTAACGGTGCTAACTTGCAAGCTGGTACTCCAGTTGCTTGGACCGCTTCGACGGCGTATGAGCAAGCATTAGACTTGTACGACGCAATCGATGAGTCTGTAAAAGACAGAGACGATTTGATTATGGTTGTTTCTCCTGATGCATACCGTGCATTAGTTAGAGCATTAGTTGCTCAAAACCTTTACGCGTTTACTAACGCTGTAGAAGGTAACGAAGTAATGATCCTTCCTGGTACTAACGTAACTGTTGTTAAATCTTCAGGTTTAGTTGGTTCTGACTACAAATTTGCTGGTCCTGGGAAAATGATTCTTGCTGCAACTGGTTTAACTGACGAGTTGGATACATTTAGATTCTTCTATGACGAAGCTGCTGACGTAATGAAGTTCAGAGCTGCTTGGAGATTAGGTGTAGGTGTTGGTGAAGTGAACGTGTTCGCTACCAACGATATGGCGTAAATAAACTAGACTAGGAGCTTCGGCTCCTAGTTTTTAACAAATTAAAAAAAAACTAAAGAAATATGGCTTGTTCAAACATCGTAGCTGGGCTAGTTAGAGATTGTAACACTAACCAAGGAGGTATAGATACTATTTATATTGCAAATGGTCCTGTTCAATCAATAACTCAGACTAGCGGAAACGTAACCGCAATCACTGTAGGTGGGAGCGCTTTAACACCATCGGATTTCTTTGAATTTCAAACGCCAAGACAAACTTCGTCTTTAACGTCTACAATTACAGTTTCTCAAGAAGCTGGAACTGCAACGTTTGATCAACAACTCACTATGGTATTTAATAAAATGAATACTGATATGAGAAACCAATTACTTTTATTATCTGAAGCAACTGATTTAATTATCATCGCTAAAGACAATAACGGAGTATTCTGGTCAGTTGGTTTAGAAAGAGGTGGATACATGATTTCTGGTACTGCGGCTAGTGGAACAGCATATGCTGACGCTAACCAAATGCAGATCATTGTCGGCGGAATGGAAGCTCATCCGATGTACACTGTGGATTCAACAATCGTAGAAGCGTAATAGCTGAGATTGCCCACATATATAACAAAGAAAGGCTGTCGCGAGACAGCCTTTTTTTATATTACCTGTTTAGGTGGATTTATAGTCTTTATAGGTGAACGTTTCCATCTCAAATCACCATTACCTAATATACCACATACAAATTGTGATTTACCTACATGCATTCTACCAGGAGGATACCCTGACTCTAGAGATGAGTCTGGTTTAATTAACTGGTCTTTTGTTTGGTACTTTATATCTGGTTCTATTTGTAGCTCAAACGCTGTCTGGTACATTCCATCTAAAAGTAGTCTAATTCTATCAGGATTCCATGGACCTACTAAACTAGCATCTAAATCTCTAGTTATTGGTTTGTGTAATATACCACCATAAAACCATAACTCATAATCAGACCAGTCCATTTGTTTTACTTGGTCTAACCATTGAATCAATCTTGCGTCATCGAGACTGGCAATAGGTAGAAATTTATCACATTTAAAGCGCATACAGTATTTATCATAATCAATTATTGCGCTTTTTATATTTAATAATATAAACATACAAGTTATAATGACTATACGAGTTTTAGAAAGTGGTGTTAACGTCGTAGACGTGTTTTTCAATTTTAATTTATCAGATACTGATACATATGATTTTGAACTAACGTCACAATATTCACATCAAACTATTCAAATACCAAATGCTTTGATTAGTAGTAACCAAAGGTATTCTAGAATGCAATTGCTATTTCCAGCAGGTTTTGGTGATGAACATAAAAATGGGATATATAATTGGACACTCAAATTATCTGGTGAAACAGATTTTATCCAAAAAGGTTTAGCAAAGATTATCACAGAACCAGGTGGAGATTTAGGTACAATTTCATATGATGCTGGAGTTGATGCTGAAAATAGAGTAGCCGATGTGTACTTTAGACCAAATTATTAAAATAAAGAAATATGGAAGAAAATAACAATTTATATTCTATTAAAGGATCTGCATTCCAAGCAATTGAATTACCTGCAATTAAAGAGGTTAGAGGTAAAGATTATATGTCATATGGATCTGACAACTTGTTCCCTCAATTATTAATTGATTTATACGATAATTCTGCGATGCACCATACTTGTATTGATGCAATTACAGAAGGTATACTTGGTGAAGGTTTAGAATTAGTAGGTGAAGAATATATCAATTCTAATGGTGAAACTATTGATGAGATATTAGAAAAAATTACTTTAGATTATGCACTATATAATGGATATGCATTAAATGTAATTTGGAACAAAGAA